CCGGAAAGCTGGCGGATATCTGGGAAGGCATAAAAACAAGTGCGTCAGAGAAGTGGGAAGGCGTCAAGACCGTTATTAAAGGCGCAGTAAACGGGATAATCGGGTTCGTTAACAAGTTTATCCGTGGCTGGAATAAAATCGAGTTAAAAATACCGTCAATAACTATCCCCNTTGTCGGTACTGTTGGTGGCTGGAGTGTCCGGGTGCCGCGAATACCCGAAATACCAATGCTTGCAAAAGGNGGCATAGTTACTGCNCCCACTTTGGCCATGCTGGGGGAAGCTGGGGCGGAGGCCGTATTGCCATTGGAAAGAAATACGGAGTGGATCACTGAACTNGCNAATCAATTAGCAGCCTTTATAAGCACTGGCGACATGACTGTAGTTGTTCAAGTNGGGGATGACATCTTGACAGAAAAGGTAATCTCTAACATCAATCGNAGGTCNCGNATCAGCGGAACTACAGTAATAACAGTATAGGNGGTGCAGGAATGGCACTATTGAAAATCGATGGTGTAGACATGCCTGCACCATCTGTTTTTAAAATTCCGAGATNTGATTTGGATTCCGGNGACACACACCGAAACGAAGAAGGATACCTACAAAGAGACAGGATAAGGCAGGGCATCTATAAGATAGAGCTCGAGTGGAAAGGTATAACAAGTGCCCAACTAAACACTATAGAGAGCGCCATTGCCCCGGCAAGCGTGCAAGTTACTTTTCTTACAGCAAGCGGATTGCAGACTAAGACCATGTATGTCGGGGACAGGCAAATTGAGTTAACTAAATATCAAGACACAGATATTCGATGGAATATCAGCTTTAATTTAATTGAATACTAGGGGGTGAGTGCATGTATCCAGTATCCGAACTATACAAAAGCAAAATCAAAGAATTAGAAAGAACATTTGAAGCCAGGATTCAAATACAGCACTCACTCGGAGTCTTAAATTTGACTGATAAAGATATAGTCAGCGGTTCATTAGTATACACCGAAAGCTCTCAAGCGGGCGAGGATTTCACAATTGGCGGCACAGTGGCAAGCAATGTGGAGTTTACTATCTTGAACAAGCCGGAATATGCCGATATAGAATTCATGGGAGCAACCGTAATAGTGCATATAGGATTATTACTCGTAGAAGATATGGAGCTTACCTACGAAGATTTGATGCAGTATACATATGAACAATTAGAAAACGATGTTTGGGAATATGTGCCTCTTGGTGTTTTCAATATCGATGATGTAAACAAACAACGGAACACTATTCAAATCAAAGCCATTGACAACATGATTAACCTGGACAAGCCCTATTCGTTATCTCAACTGGGCTACCCAGCTACCCTTTTCCAGATTTACGTTGACCTCTGCAATGTTTGCGACGTCATGTCAGGCACAGTAGATTTTCCCAACAAGAACTATGTGGTCCAAGAACGGCCAATGGGTGATTATACCTGTCGGGATATACTTGGTTATATTGCAGAACTTAGCGGAACTTTTGCGAGGATGAATCGGCATGGAGCTTTGGAGCTAACTTGGTATAAACCAACGGGGCTAATCTTAGCTCCTACAAACAGATTTGATTTTAGGCCCCGGGACGATAAAATTCGCATAACCGGTGTAATTGCCACTGTAGACGACACGACCTACATTGCGGGAACTGATGAGTATGTTGTAGATTTGTCCGAAAATCCGCTTTTGCAGGGTGATTATGAAACGGTTTTACCAAACATATATAACAACATAAAAGATACCGAATTCACGCCATTTGAAAGTAACTGGCAAGGTAATCCTGCTCTACAAGCAGGAGATATGATAACGCAAATTGACAGAGACGGGAAGGTTTATCCCACTCTTGTAACGTTTAGTAAATACAAATACAGAGGCTCAAGCACGCTCAAGGCAGAAGGCTTGCCCATGGCGGCCAAAGGTTACAAAGGCAGCAAGAACAAGAATATTACCAACATTATTCGGAAAGAGATCAAGCCCATAGGTGACCAGTTGACTACTTTGGAGCAGGCCCAACTCCATGCCACACAACTAATAGCCAATATGCTCGGTGGTTATGCAATTCAGGGCCCGGATGCTTTCTATGTTGCCGATAATCCCGACCTGCAGCAAGCTCAAAAAGTATGGAAATTTGGTCTGGGAGGCTTTGGATATTCTGAAAATGGCGTGGATGGCCCATATGAAACCGCAGTTACGGCTGATGGAAGCATAGTGGCGATGCTGGTGGCGGCAGGGATTGTTACCGCTGATATGATACAAACCGGGCTGTTGCAGAGTCAAGATGGTAGCACGTGGATTAATCTTGACGATGGATGGTTTAATTTTAAAAATGCCTTAAAATGGGATGGGCAAGCAATTCAAGTTTTAGACAATCTCGAAAAAGAGCGTATAAGGATAGGAAACTACGCTGAGGGCAAATATGGTCTACTTATCAAGGATAGCTCTGGCGACAAGACACTCTTGGATGAGGATGGGCTTTTGCAGACATGGCAGGAAGGGCGGGCCGACAACGTAGATAGCACGCATCCTTTGACATTGAATGTATTCTTACCTGTTAACACACGAAGCGTATATCAAGCAATATTGCGATTCAAACTAGAACCGTTTCGAACACATTCCAAAGGAGTTGCTTCCGCATCAAGTACCGTAGTCACGAGCGGTTCCAGCTCACAAAGCACCACCGACGGCGGTGGAAATCACCGCCATGAGATGATGGAATATGAAGGTTCTGTATCTGAAAGTACTTATACAAGCACACCAGCCTATGAATTTACCGCAGGGGACAGTAGTGGAGGCAACGGGGCAACATTTTTCATTAAATCTCCTGGGGGTCGTACGAAGCTTTACACAAAAGGAGCATCCGGCACACACAGCCACGGCATGAGCCATACACACAGCGTTACAATACCGTCTCATTCTCATAGCCTTTCGTATGGTATATATGAGAGCACAGCGCCCGCAGGCGTAACGGTAAAAGTTAACGGAGTAACCGCAGGCGGGCCTTATAATACAAATCAAGACAATATAAATATTATAGCAAACTTAGTAATAGGGCAATGGAATACAATAGAGCTTTCCAGCACTCGTTTAGGTAGAATTGATGCGACAGTGTTTATTCAAGCCCTCATGGGAGTTAACTAGATAGGCGACAGATTAGAGCACCCGTAGGGGTGTTTTTATTATGTCCAGGTGCCGGAATGGTGCCTGGGTAGTTTTATGGAGGTGGGAATATGCCAGAGCAGGAAGTTGCACGGCTGCAAGAGCAAATCAAAACATTATTCGGGGACGTCAATGAATTGAAAGAAGATGTAAAAGAAATCAAACAACAGCTTGCCAACCGGTTGCCACTTTGGGCAACAATGCTCATATCGGCACTGACTGGTGTAATAGGGTGGTTGATACGATGAAAGTCATACAAAATCTAGTGCCAACCAGCAAATACAACATTAAGTGCCCCTATCCCATGGTTGCAGAGTTTATCGTAGTGCATAACACCGCTAACGATGCCAGCGCCAGGAATGAAGTAGCATACATGATTAGAAACAACGACAAAGTATCTTTTCATTATGCGATTGACGACAAAGAAATTATTCAGGGCATACCAGAAAACCGCAACGCTTGGCATGCNGGTGATGGGAGCAATGGCCCCGGAAATAGAAAAGGGCTAAGTATTGAGATTTGCTACTCAAAATCTGGCGGGAAGAGATTTGAAGAGGCAGAAAAATTAGCTGCAAAGTTTATAGCATATAAGCTATATAAAAAGGATTGGGATATTGATAAAGTAAAGAAACATCAGGATTTTAGCGGCAAATACTGTCCGCATAGGACTCTTGATATGGGCTGGCAGCGGTTTTTGGATATGGTGCAAAGTGAGCTAAATGCGCTGAAAGGAGCTGATAAAGTGGGAGAGGACAAAACCCAACCAAGCGCTTGGGCAAAAGAAGCATGGGAGTGGGCTAAAAAAGAAGGTATTACTGACGGGACGAACCCGCAGGGAAATATAACCAGAGAGCAGGTAGTAACGATGTTACACCGGTATCATAAGCAGGTGGCCCAAAAATGAAGTTTTCAAAAGCTATTGTATCGTTGGTTATCCTGCTCAACGCCGCCTTTACCGTAGCGGTGCTTTTTATTTTTTATCGTGTTGGAACGGAGCCAACCACGCTCATTGGGGCATGGTTTAGCTTCACTACTGTAGAGCTTTGGGCATTGGCCGGTATAAAAAAGCGGGAGATTGAAAAACAAAGCGACAGGGAGGGGATATGATGAAAGAATTTTGGAAACAAAAATTCACTAGTCGCAAGTTTTGGGTAGCCGTTGCAAGTGCGGCTTTTATTATTTTATCTGAAGGTCTCGGGTTCAATGTAGACAGCGACTTATATTGGAAAGTTGTTACTCTTGCACTTGGATATATATTTGGTGAAGCCGCCGTAGACATAGCCAGGGCAAAAACAAAATAATTAACAAAAAGACTATATTAGATACGGCCGGGGACAGCCCCGGCTTTTTTTATTTTGGCCTTTTTTTTAGAAATCCTACAGAAACCTACAATATTCTACTAAAAAATACGCAAAAATATATTGACAATGCAAATAATATGTTGTATAATTAAGATGAAAGATAAAGAAAGCACCTTGACAACAGAGAGACAGCGGCGGCGGCCATTAAAACGCAGGCCAGCGGGACACATGCCAAGACCCACACGAGGTAGGAAACACGCCGGGGGGCCAGCCGGAAACGGAAAGAACCCGAAACGGTGAGACTAACCAGGTGGCGAGCGTGAAGGGAAACACCAGCCCTAGGGGTCACGGGAGATACAGCCCGTCTGATGAGGCTATAAGGTAGCCGAAACCCGAAAAACTTTGAAAGGAGAATGAAAATGGAGAAGTATGAAGCGGTAGATAGGTTGAGGGAATTGGCGGAGGAAATATATGAAGCGATGGACGAAATGAAGCAGATACTGAGCGAGGTTGCTCCCGGAGAACTTGAAAGAGCAAGAAGTTACTGGATGGCGCACATTGATGGTGCTCTGGAGAACAGGGAAGGCTGGCTCGGAGGCAGTTTGATAAGTTTTGAAGATACAGTGAATGCGATAGAAGAAATGGATGAAGAACTCTGCGAAGACTGTTGAAAGGAGTAAAGAAGTATTCACAGTGCTAGCCGAAGAGATTAAGTAGCACGGGCTTAAAAGGGAGGGTAAACAATGAAAAAACAATCTGATGAAAGGAGGAAGCTCAGCGAGAACGAAATCGAATAGCCGAAACGCCCTCCGGGGCGTCCACCGGAAACGGCCTCCCGGTGCTGATGATGGCAGGCCGAAATAAATAAAAGGAGGAAGCAATATGAGAGAATTAAAAATCTTTTTACCTTTGACAAAACAGCCTATTGCTCATATCGGATATGATACTCAAGAGGAAGCAGAAAAAGCCTATGAAGCTGTTTCACATCCACGGTTTAAGCACTGGATAGTTGAGATATTCAACTATCGTAAAAGCTATTATATAGTAATGCCAGAGTCAACATTCCATATACTGCGTCATAGCGATTTCGCCCTAGAAGGTCAAACTTGGGAAATAAGGCGTATCAAATAAGCCGAAACCGGGGAAACCCGGTCTACCGGAGATGGCCTACCGGTACTGATGATGGCAGGCC